TGGAGCGCTACACCGAGATCCCGTACTGCGAGGACACGCTGGACTGCGCCGACTTTGTGGCGCTGGTGCAGCGCGAGCTGTTCGGCCGCCATGTGCAGTTGCCGAACGGTCGCCCGCGCGGCACGCGTGGGCAGCTGGCGCTGGGCGAACTGTCCAAGGCGTACGGCGTGCGGACCGACGACCCACGCAATGGCGATCTCGTGCTGATGACAGAACACGGCCGCGCCGCACATGCCGGCGTCTATTTCTGGCTGGCGCACGAGGCCTACGTCCTGCACTCCAGCGAGCGCATCGGGTGCAGCGTGCTGCACCGCGCGCGTGACCTGCCGGAATTCGGCGCTCCGATTGAAGGGTTCTACGCATGGGTCTGATGGAATGCGCCGCCGGCCACGGCCAGCTGATCACCACGCCGCACCCGGTCACCCTGGAAGGGCAGACCAACATCGCCGCGGAGCTGATCCCCGGCGAGACGCTGGGCGCGTTCCTGCGGCGCTCGGTGCCGGACTGGACCGGCGATGCGTGGGAGGTCCGCATCAATGGCGTGCTGGTGCCGGTCGAGGTGATGGACCGCGTTCGCCCGAAGGACCGCACCGTCATCGAGGTGCGCGGCGTCGTGCGCAAGCAGGCGCTCTACATCGTCGCGATGATCGCGCTGACGTATTTCACGATGGGCGCGGGCGCCGCATGGGCCGGCGCGTTGGGCGCCACCGGCATGGCGGCCACGGCCGTGTACGCCGCGGCGTTCGTCGCCGGCGGCTTGCTGATCAACAAGGTGCTGGGCCCGAAGCCGGCCAGTGCCAACGGCCAGGTGCAGCAGCAGACCGTCTACAACATCGGCGCCGGCCGCAATCAGGCGCGGCCCTATCAGCCGCTCCCGCTGGTGTTCGGCCGGGTCAAGTTCGCGCCGGACATCATCAGCGCGCCCTACACCTGGTATGAGGGCGACGACCAGTACGTCGGCATGGTGCTGACACCTGGACTCAACGTGCACCGCGTCGAGGAACTCTATCTGGGCGACGCACTTCTGTCGGCTTTCCAGGGCGTGCGGGTCTACTACAGCGGCTTCTCCGGAATGCCCGAGCAGCCCATCCCGCTGTTCGGCGATGCCGATACCGTTCAGGGCGGCGAGCTCAACAAGAACCAGACCTGGGTGCAGCGTGCCACGCCGGCCCGCACGGTCCGTATCCAGATCAACCTCGAGTACTACCTCGGCGACCAGGACAGCAAGCAACGGCCCTATCCGAATCGGGAAACGGTCGACGTGCAGTATCGCCGCGTGGGCACGTCGACCTGGGCGACTCTGCTGTCGCGCACCTTCGTCAACAGCAGCTACGACCAGAAGCGCGCGACGCTGTCCCGCGATGTCGCGGAAGGGCAGTACGACGTACGTGTCCGCATCTGGGGCACAGCGATGGACGGCGGCGGGTCCAACGGTCGTGCGCAATTCCAGTGGTCGACAATGGTAGCCGTGCAGGCGGATACGGCCGCCTACGCCGGCATTCCGCGCATCGCGGTCATCATGAAGGCGTCGGGCCAGTTGCAAAGCGCGCCGGACGAGATCCGCTGCGTAGCGATCTCCAAGCCTGTTCCGGTGTGGCGCAACGGCGCATGGGTGACCGAGGAGACGAGCAACCCGGGCGCGAACATCCTGGCCTATGCGCGCGGCATCACTGACCAGAACGGCGATCGGATCGGCGGCATCGGCCTGACCGACGATAGGGCTGACATCGCGAGCCTGCAGGCCTTCATGCCGCACTGCGAGGCCAACGGATTCGAGTACAACTACGTCGTCAAGGACGCGCGCAGCCACGACGAAATGTTGAATTCGCTCGCGGCAGTTGGTTTTGGACAGGTGACGTGGGCGAGCGGGCGCCTGTCAGTGGTCTGGTGCTCGGATGAGCAACCGGTCTCCGGCGTGGTCAATATGGCCACAATTAAAAAGGGTGAGTTCCAGGTCGACTACACGCTGGCGAACGCCGCCGACGGCGTCGAGGTGACCTACTTCGACATCGATTTCTGGGAGACCCGAACCCTCCGAATACCGGCGCCCGGCGTCACAACGATGCTTAACCCAGCGCAGATCGCGCTGGAGGGCGTGGGACACGAGTTGCACGCCGCGATGCTCGGGCGGTTCCATCTTGCGCAATCGCTGTACCAGTACAAGGACATCAGCTACGCGACAGACGTTGAGCATCTGAGCTACCAGCGTTTGTCCCGTCTCTCGCTTTCTCACGACCTTACGCAGTGGGGATTTAGCGGTCGGCTGGTCGGTGCGTCCATTGCGGGCGGCGTGGTGTCGCTGGCACTGGATGAGCCCGTTCCGACGCCACCACCGGGCGGGGCCTACATCGGCCTGCGCATTCCGGGTGAGCGCACCTACCGCGTGTTCCCGGTCCAGCCGTTCACCGGCACCAGCAGCACGCTGACGCTCGCTGGCGCCTGGCCGGCGGATGCGCCTCTGCCTGGCTACAGCGACGGCAACCCGGCGCACGACACCATCTGGTGCTACGACTTCAAGGCCACGCCGGGCTACCGCGTGCGCGTGGTCGCGATCGAGCCGGAGAGCGACCTCAAGGGCGCGCGCGTCGCTGTGGTGCCTGAGAGCCCGGAGTACTGGCACTACGTGCGCACCGGCCAGTACATCCCCGCGCCGAACGAGAGCCTGCTGCAGACGCGGCCGATCGCCTCCAACCTCGTCATCTCCGAGCGCCAGGTGCCGCAGGGCGACACGGTGTTCACCGAGCTGGTTGCGACCTACGACATCACCGGTCCGGTCGGCGACGTCGTGGTGCAGATGTCGAACGAGAACGGCGAGCTGGAGGAGGTTGCGCGCACCACCACGCGCACCGCGGTCTGGCGCATCGCGCGCGCCGGCACCTACCAGATCGTCGTACGTCCGTTCGCGCCGGACGGCCAGCCCGGCATCGCCGTCGCCACGATCTACAGCACGATCGGCGCCGACGCGCCGCCGGTGCTGGTCGACCTGTTCGACGTGCAGGAGCGCAGCGGCGGCGTGCGCCTGTACACCTGGGGCTGGCTGACCGGCACCACGCAGTCGGCGGACTTCGCGGGCGTCGAGATCCGCTACATGCCTGGCGCCGAGCCCAATCCGAACTGGGCGGACATGACGCCGGTCGGCGAGGACGGCTACCACACGGCGCCCTTCGAAGCAGTCATCCCGGAGTCGGGCCAGTGGACCTTCGCCGCGCGCTCGCGCAACACGAGCAGCACGCTGTCGATCGGCATGCGCGTGGTCACCAAGACGCTGGGCAAGAACCTGGGCCAGCAGCTGGATGATGTCGCAGTGGATCTGGACTGGCTCACCCAGCAGCAGATCGCGCAACAACAGGCGATCGACAAGGCGGTGTCGGATGCTGCGTTTGCGCAGGCCGCGGCGGCAGAGGCGCTGGCGCTGGCGGGCACGCCTTGGGATGCCGATTCGGCGTGGCAGACCAACGATATCGTGTATCGGAACGGGCGCATGTACCGCGCCGTCCGTCCGTCGACCGACATCGAGCCTCCCGAACCCGCGTACTGGCAGGACATCGGCACCGTGACCGAGGCGGTTGGCGAAAACGCCCAGGCGGTCAGCCAACTGCGCGTGGATGTGGACGAACAAGGGGAAGAGTTCGCGGCAGCGATCACCCAAGTTCGCTCCGGACTTGTCGGCTCACCCAACCTGCTTAGGAACTCGGACCTAGGCGCTGGGCTTAGCGATTGGGTGCTCGTGTGGAATGGCTGGGGAGGTATCGCAGCTGTAAACCTCGCAGGCGATGGCTGGAATCCGCCCGGTATAAATAGCCTCGGAATGAATGCATCGGCAGGCGCTGTCGGGGTTTCGATGGTGATGCAGTCGGCCGATATTCCTGTCGAGCCGGGGAAGCGCTACGCAATCGCGGGGCTTCTGGCTGCGAATCGTTGCATCGCATCGATCGAGTACCGCTTCGCGAATGCAAGTGGTGTGGAGACACGCGGCGGCCCGGTGGGGAACAATGCGGGTGCGCAGGGCGGGGGAACAATTGCAGGATTCAACCTCGCGCACGCGTTCGTAGAGCCACTTCCTGACGAGCATTTCCTGCGGGTACAGTTCTGGGCCTCCAATGCAACCGGCCCGTCTCCATTTGCGTGGATGCTGCGCCCGCGAGTTACCGAGGCTGCCACAGGGCAGACAGGCGCGCCGCCCTGGTCGCCGAGCGCAGCAGGTCTTGCTTCGGCAACATTCGCGCTTCAGACAGCCCAAGATGCTCAAATCACACTGACGACCAACGTCAACGGGCACATCTCAGGCATGTACTCGAAGAACGACGGGCAGCGATCGTCGATGACGTTCCTCTCGCGCATCTTCAACTTCATCAGCGACCGAGTGGGGATCGGCATCGAAA